GCTGGATTTGGTTCACTACCTGCTTTTGGAACATATCAAGGTATGTTTGCTTTTGATAGTGTAGGTAACAGACCTTATTATTCTTCAGGTAGTGGTTGGGTAAGATTATTAGATGAAAATGCTTCTGTGTCCGCTCATACAGATGTTAACATAACAGGTATTGCTGACGGATATATTTTACAATGGTCATCTTCAGATGGCAGATTTAATAGTGTAGCACTACCAAGTAGTCCAGTAACTATTAGTGATGATACATCTACTTCAGCAAGTTTATCAAGTTTAGGATTAGTTGGAGGAACAGGAATTTCAACTGCATTGGATCCTGGAAACAATACAGTTACAATAACTAATACAGGACCAACGGCAGGATTTGCAATTGCTATGTCCGTGGCGTTGTAATAAATATAAAGAGGATAAAAAATGGCACAAAACTTTAGAAGATATACCGCAAACAATGTCGGCACTAGTGCAGTTTCAGTTTTAGCGTCTAACAGTTATGATACTGTGATCGGAATTTCGGTTGCAAACACAACTGCTAGTTCTATTGCTGTTGACGTTTACATCAATGATGGTTCAAACGACATTTACTTGGTTAAAGGTGCACCAATTCCTAGTGGATCGGCACTTCAAGTAATAGACGGTGGGGCAAGATTTGTTTTACAAAACAATGATACTTTGTATGTACAATCGGATACTGCTTCATCTGCTGATGTATGGGTATCTGCTGTTGATGATATATCAACATAATAGATAGAAAGAATTATGGCGTATATAGGAAATAAACCAGCTGATGTAGGATTAGTAACTGCTAGCGATACTGCTACAGGTGACGGTTCTACTGTGGCATTTACAATTACATCTAATAGATCAGTTGATGATGTATTAGTACACGTAAATGGAATTATCTATACGCCAACAACTGATTATACTATATCAGGAACAACTTTAACTTTTGCTTCGGCACCCGCTGCTTCAGCAGAAATAGATTTTAGGTATTTACCAAAGTAGGAACATATGGGAATAATTAAAAGAAACTTTGCAAATAACATTTTAAGTACAGGTAAGTTTGACGCTACACAACTTACTGGAGATATTCCTACAGCAAACTTATCTGCTAATGCTCCAGCATTTGATGATAATAAAATTGTCAATGACTTATCTACATTAGGATTAAGAGTTCATACACAAGAAAACTTAACAGCGTCTAGTACCAATTCTCAATATGTTGATGTTTTCCAAGACTCTACAGGTTATACAAATGGTGCTAATACGGCTAGAAGTAACAATGAATATATTAGCTCAATAATAACGATAGAAGAAACTGGTGGAACAGAAACAACTTGGACAACTTTAAGCGAGGGTTCTTCTTACTTCAGTTTATCTAGTGGTACTCTTACATACACTCATAGTAATTCATATAACTTTTCTGCTTATAGGGACGCTGTATTATCAGGAAATTATTGGTTAAGATGGAAAACTTCAAAAGCATATTCTAGTAATAGTGCTAGTCCACCAGCAGGAAATGACTCACAAGGAGCTCAAGTAGGTATTGATTTTAATGACGCAGGAAGTAGAAATACAGGAAATTCAATTTGGAACAGAAATGATAACAACTTTTTTTGGATAGGTACAAAAGGTAACACAAATACTGATAATAGACACGATTATATGAGAGGCACAACTAGACAAGCAACCTCAACTGGAGATGGCGATAATTCAGAATATTATTATTTTGTTAGAGATACATCAGGAAGTGGAACATTAAAAGTATATAGAGGAGATTATTCAAATTCTTCAAACTTATTACACACTTATACAGGATATAGTGGAACGCAAACAGACGCTTTTGTTTTTGCTGTTGGTTATCCTGGTGGTGTGAGTACAAATACTAATGATGTTATGTTCACAAATATTTCTTACAAATCTGGAATGACACAATTGGCAGGTGGCACAACATCTAACGCAACAGGTAACTTTACTTGTCCAGCAATTACAGCAGGCTCATCTACTTCAAAAATGGGTGCAGTAATAACTTACCAGGATGCTTCAGGAACAAATGCTCTAAATACTGACATAGTATTACAACTTTCAGCTGATAACGGCAGTAACTTTACAACTGCTACATTAACAGCTTTACCAGATTTTAGTTCGGGTATTAAAATGGCCAAAGTAAATGATTTATCTGTAACTGCCGGAACCCAATTAAAATACAAAATTTCATTCGCTAACCAGGCTCTAGGGTCTAAAGAGGCGAGAATCAGAGGAGTTAGTTTAAACTATTAAGATATGCCATTAACAAGATTAAGAAATCAAAGTGCTAGTATCATAACTTCAGGAACATTTGCTGACGCTAGAATAGCTGCGTCTAACGTATCTCAACACGCTACTTCTTTTGATGATAATAAAATTGTCAATGATTTATCAACACTTGGTTTGAGAGTTCACACACAAGAAAACTTGTCGGCGTCTAATACTAACTCGCAATATGTTGATGTATTCCAAGATAGCACAGGAATTACAAATTTAACTAATGCTACTAGAAATGCTAGTGAATATATTGATACAAATACTACATCAACTACTACTCCAACAGTATCAGCTTTAACTAATTCTGGTGGTGCAAACAATTCGCCAACATTTACAATTAATAATACAACAGGATTAATAACACACGACCATACATCAACTACTAGAGATTATGACGACAATGATGTTTATGGTGTAAGAATAGATTTAGGAGAAACAAAAACTATTACATCAGATTTTTATCTTCAAATGACAGATATTTTTGACGATTCTGGTAATGCTAATATGGGAGTTTGTGAATTAAATATTTCAACAGGTGCAGGAAGTGGATATTTATTTGGCTCTGGTGGAATTACTCCAAGTGTATATACAAATGCTAATGGTGGAGGTTGGTCAACTTTAGGTGGTGATGGTTCATCTGCATTTTATGACCAAGTTAGAGATTATGATGGAATGTATGTCAATGGTAGTAATATGAACGCAATAATTCGTTATAGATGGACAGAAAATTCTGGAACTGTATCAGGAAGATATATTGATGTAGCTTTTACAAATACTTGGGGAAGACCAAAAACTTTTAATCTTCTTCATAATGCAACTTCAACAAATGTAAATCCTGGTGGAACAAATTTAGGAATTGAAACATCAACAAGCTCTTTTAACGCAACTGGCTCATTTGAAAGTAATGCAATATCATTGGCAGATAGTTCTTCAATTAGCTCGGCAGGTGCAGTAATAACATACCAGGATCAATCTGGAACAAACGCATTAAACACAGACATTGTTTTACAAATTTCAGCAGATAATGGAAGTAATTATACGACTGCTACATTAACTGCTTTACCTGATTTTAGTTCAGGTATAAAATGTGCTAAAGTAAACGATTTATCAATCGGTACACCAGGCAGTCAACTTAAATATAAAATTTCATTCGCTAATCAATCAAGTGGCGTAAAAGAGGCGAGGATCAGAGGAGTATCACTTAATTATTAATTATGGCATTAATAGGAAGAAATACAATTACAGGAAATTTTATCAAGTGTTCATCACTTACACCTGATGGTTCTACAACTACGTTTACATTAACAAATGCTACAACAGGTGATAATGTATATCCAGGTAGTCAAAATAGTTTATTAGTTTCTGTATCAGGTGTTATTCAAGCACCAGGTGACGCTTTTACAATTAATAATAATACAATTACATTTACAGAAGCACCAGGTTCATCGGATACAATTGACTTTGTAATTATATTAGGTGATTTAGTTGCTATTGGAACACCTTCAGATGATACGGTAGATACAGTACATATTAAAGACAGCGCTGTTCATAATACAAAATTACAAAATTCATCTATTACAATTAATGGTTCAAGTGTATCTTTAGGTGGTTCAACAACTATATCAACTATTGATAGACCAACAATTACAACTTCAAGTGCTGTAATAGCACCTGATACAAACACAACATTTAGTTTAGCAGGCACAAATTTCGTATCAGTACCAATCGTAGAATTAATTAGTTCTACAGGTGCAATAACAAGAGCAAGCGCTGTTACATTTAACAATTCAACAAGTTTAACGGTAACTACAAACTTATCTGCTGGTAATTATTTTGTAAGAGTAGAAAATAATGACGGTGGTGCAGTAAGAAGTTCATCAGCAATTTTAGCTGTAAGTGCGGCTCCGACTTGGTCAACGGCTGCAGGTAGTTTAGGCACAATAGCTTCTGGTGCAACTGCTTCATTTACTTTACTTGCTTATGATGATGATAGCACAGCGGTATCAACTTATACTTTAGTATCTGGAAGTTTACCTGGTGGATTTACTTTAGACGGTGATTCATCTGTTGGATCAATTTCAGGTACAGAAAGCGGTGCTACATCAACAACGACATATAGTTTTACAATAAGAGCTACGGATGCTCAAAGTCAAACGACTGATAGAGCTTTTAGTATAACGGTAACAACAGGCGCTTCAGGAGGAGGACAATTTAACTAATGGCTAGTACACACTTAACATTTACTAATGGAACACCTACTAATAATGCAAAATTCACAATATCTGTATGGTCAAAAAGAAGTGGTTTAGCTTCTTCAGATTATATGAATATTATGAACTCAAGACAAACAAGTTCTACAAGTGGATTAGGTTTATGGTGGGGTAATGATAGTTTTTATTATAATTTTGGAACAGGAGTTACTGGAACTGCTTATTGTCAATCTACTGCAAAGTATAGAGATGTAAATGGTTGGTATCATATGGTTGTTGCAGGAGATACTACACAATCTGGAACAGATAAATTAAAATTTTGGATTAATGGAGAACAAATAACTTCTTTTAGCACAGATAATAGAAGTAGTTTTGTTGGTTTAGATTATGATATAGGAAATACAAATTATCCAATTTTAATAGGTATGAAACACGACAATACATACTATTACGACGGTTCACTTTCTCACTTACATTTTATAGATGGTACAGCTTATCAAGCATCAGACTTTGGCTCAACAGACTCCACAACTGGAGAATGGAAAATAAATACTAATCCAAGTGTAACTTATGGAAATAATGGTTTCTTTATTTTAAAAGATGGTAATTCAGTTACAGACCAATCTGGTAATAGTAATAACTTTACGGTTGGTGGTGGTACACTTACAAAAACTGAAGATAACCCTAGTAATGTTTTTGCTACACTTAATAATTTAATAACAACACCTTCTGGTTTAACTTATAGTAATGGTAATAACACGATTACAACTTCAGGAACTCAATGGCAAGGCACAACTACAACTTTAGCACCTACTAGTGGTAAATATTATTGGGAAGCTAAATATAATACAGGTTCAGGTATTAAGTTGGATATTGGAAGATTGCCAGATGATTTACAATTTTTACAAACTAACAATACAAGCTATTTAAGTTATTCCACTTATGGTTATGGTTATCAATTAAATAATAGTGGAACAGATTATTATTGTTCAAATAATACTTGTACTACTTGGAATGCAAGTAGAGGAAACTCAACTAAAATTTATATGATTGCCGTAGATTTAGATAATGGTAAAATGTGGATTGGTGCAGATGGTACTTGGTTTAATAAAAGTGGTACAGCAAATCCTGTTACAGGTGATGACCCATTACACGATTTTTCAGCAAATTTAAATGGTGACCCTTGGTATTTTGGAATGTCAGTAGAAGGTGGTAGTGGCTCTCATAACGCAAATTTTGGTAATGGTTATTTTGGAACAACAGCAGTAAGTTCAGCAGGCACAAATGCTTCAAATATAGGGATTTTTGAGTATGATGTTCCAGCAGGATATACGGCGCTTTCTACGAAAGGAATAAATAGTTTCTAATATGGCATATACAACAGCAGATAAATCTTCCAGTCATTTTAAAACACTTTTGTGGACTGGAGACGGTAATAATACTAGAAGTTTAACAGGAGTTGGATTTCAACCCGACCTTACCTGGAAAAAAGAAAGAAATGTAAACTACTCAATAGCACATATGTTATATGATAGTGTAAGAGGAATTGGATTAGATAAACATTTAAGTTCAGCTTCAAACGCTGTTGAGGGTGATGGTAATGACGACACATATGGTTATTTTACTTCATTTGATTCAGACGGGTTTTCTGTACAAAACGGTAGTTCAGGTACAGATTATGTAAATAATGCGTCTAATAATTATGTTACTTGGAATTGGTTAGCAGGCGGTACAGCACCATCTCAAACTTACACGGTAAAAGTTGTAAGTGATAGTGGTAACAAATATAGATTTGATGATTTTGGTACAAGTGCTGTTACTTTAGATTTACAAGAAGGTGGCACATATACTTTTGACGCTTCAGATAGTTCAGTTAGTTCACACCCATTTGTTTTAGGTACATCTTCAGGTACAGATGGTTCATACTCAACAGGTGTAACTTATCAATTAGATGGTGTTTCAAAAACTTATTCACAATATACATCTGGTTTTGCAAGTGCAACAACAAGAAAATTAATTATTACCGTGGCTGCTTCAGCACCAACATTATATTACAATTGTTCAGTTCACTCTGGTATGGGTGGTGCTATTAATACAAATTCAACTCACGGCTCTTCTAATTTTTCAGGAACATATCAATCATTAGTTTCAGCAAATTCTACATCAGGAATGAGTGTTGTTAAATTTACAGGAACAGGAAGTTCAGGAAGTGTTGGCCACGGATTAGGTGCAGCTCCAGGTATGATTTGGGTAAAAAATTTAGGTGCTACAACAAACTGGACTTGTTACCACAAAGATTTGGGTACAGGAAAATATATTCAACTTAATAGTACAAACGCAGCTGCAACAGCTTCAGGTTATTGGGCAACGGTAGATAATAATGTTTTTGGTGTTACTTCAGGTCACACAACTTTAAATAACAATTATATTGCTTATTGTTTTGCAAATAAAAATGGTTTTGCAAGGTCAGGAAGATTTGTTTCTGTTGGTGATGATAATGGAGCATTTGTTTATACTGGATTCAAGCCATCCTTTGTTATGATAAAACCTGATGTTACTGATGGTTGGTCTAATTGGTACATTTTTGATACAGCAAGAGATTCTAATTTAAATGATACACCATTGTATTCAAATTTAGCCACACGAGAGGCTTATTATGGTGGTTCACCCGCTTCTAATTACTCACAAATTGATATGTTATCTAATGGATTTAAAATTCGTAGAGATGGTAATTGGGGTGTCGGTGCTAGTGGTCAAGCTAGCATTTATATTGCATTTGGACAGAGTATAGTAGGAAGTAATAATGTTCCAGCAACTGCTAGATAAAACATTATGAAAACTTGTATAAATAGTAAAAAGGAATAAGAAATTATGCCAGCAATTATAACAAACAAATTTAGATTAAACAACGCTGAACAATTTTCAGAGTCATTTTCTGAAACAGCGAATAATGTTTACTATCTAGGTATCGGAAGACCACAACCTTTTGCTACTTTAACAAGAGGTGATAGTAGAACAGACTACGAGGGTACAGATACAAATCCAATCACACCTGGTGATACGGTTGTTAGAGAATTTTATACATATGACGATTTAATTGCTGCTAAAAGAGTTTTATCAACAGATACATCTTTTGTAATTCCAAGAAGAAATTGGACATCTGGTACAGTTTATGATATTTACAGACACGATTATGGTGAATATCAAACAGGTTCAACAACAACTAGAAATACATCTAATAGTGGTGCTTCAACTTTGTTTGACGCTACTTTTTATGTATTAACAACTGCTAGAAATGTTTACAAATGTTTAGATAACAATGGTGGTGCTAC